GACTGGTCGCAGAAAGCGGATGAGAATCAGGAGCAGGTGCTGACCAACGGAGACCCGAATCAGTACAAGTCGCTAATCTTTAAATACAAGGACATGGGCGACTACCTGTCCAAGACCTACAAGTCCAGCTATCCGTTGGCCAAGGAAGGGTACGGAGGTCGGCAGTTCCTGACGCAAAACTTCTACGGCAAGTCCGAGTTTGTCTGCGAGACCATGGCAGGCACGTTGATACCTGCATCGTTCACCACCGACAAGGTCATCGGCAGGGCGTGGGACTTGGAAGGCAGCACGAGCAGCGGAACAGTCAAGCAGCTGAATGTAGGTTACCGCATTGCCCAGTACAACCTGATTTCGCAAGGCGGCACTTCGTGGTTCTACCAGTTAGGGGTCAGCGGTTCGTTTGCGACCGGGCAGTATGTGCCATCGGTTCCGTTTGTAAGCCACATTGACAATCCCTACGCACCCACCGAGGACCTTGCCTTTGGCATTCCGAGGCAGGTGTTCTACAACGCCACGACCGCATCAGGCACGACCATAACCTACACGAACAACAACCTTTACAACAAGTACTGGCTGAACTACATTACCGAGACCACCTCCAAGGAATCGTTGCAACTTGAACTGACAATGATGCTGACTGCTGCGGACATTTACCAACTTGACTTCCGCAAGCCTATCTATTACGGTGGCATCCGTTGGCGGCTGTTGGAAATCCGTGACTACATTTTGGGACAGATGAAGCCGTGCCGAGTGACCCTGCGGAGAATCCTGAACCTCGCAGACTTTGCTCCCGTTACCACCGTGCCGATAACAACCGACCCTGCTGGATTGCCGAATGGACCGCTTGACCCTGACCCAGCGGACCCGACTTACGAAGCACCATCAATCCCCGAATTACCAAGCGAATAATTATGGCAGACGTTAAGAAAGAAATAGCCCTTGAGGTATCGATGGCCGATAAAACATCGGCAGGAACACAGTCCGCTAAACAACGGCTAAGGGAACTGCAAAAGACCCTGACCGAGATGGCTTTGGCCGGTCAGGAAGGAACCGAGGCTTTTCGCAAAATGGAGGTTGAGGCCGGAAAGTTAAAAGACCAAATTGGCGACACCGCACAGCGGATTAAAAATCTCGCATCGGACACTCGCAACATCGACACCTTTGTTGCAGCGGTGCAGGGAATTACGGCAGGGTTTCAGATTGCCCAAGGTGCAGCAGCGTTGTTCGGGTCCGAGAATGAGGATTTGCAGAAAGCGTTGCTCAAGGTCCAAGGGGCAATGGCTCTCGCCAACGGAGTGCAGCAGGTCGCTAATCTGCTCAACAAGGATAGCATCCTAATCACCCAAGGCCAAACCGCAGCACAGACACTCTACGCCACCGCAGTCGGAACCAGCACGGGTGCGATGAAGGCGTTTAGGATTGCACTCATTGCTACGGGTATCGGTGCAGCAGTCGCAGCCGTTGGTCTATTGATTGCCAAATGGGACGAACTCACCGCAGCGGTCCGCAGGTTTCTAAATCTCCCTGACCCAGCCATTGCAGCCAAGGCGAGGGAGGATGCAGCCCTTCGTGAGGAAGCGGCTTTGTCGAATTACCGTTATGCTTACGAGCAACACACAGAGCAGCTGATTGAGGCAGACCGCAAACGGCAAGAATCCTTAAAGGAGCGGCAACGCAAGGAAGCAGAGGCAAGGCTAAAACGCTTTCAGGAAATGAAGGCGGAGAATGAGGCGTTGATTAAAATGGTTCAGGACACAAACTTGATATTATTTGAAGAAGAACTTAAAAAAGGCGAAAGAACCGAGGCTGCTCAAATTGCCGCAATGCAAAAGGAGGGACAGCGAAGGCAAATGCAGGCAAGCATGGACATTCGTGCAAAGGAGGCACAATCACAGCGAGAAAAGGATTTGTATGAGGGCAACATACAATTTGCCAAAATGGGCTTTGATTCTATCCTTGGTTTGTCCGAATTATTTGCAGGTGAAACAGAAAAGTCGCAAGAAAGGGCATTCAACATTAACAAGGCGGCCAATATTGCCCAAGCCTTGATGGATACCTATACCTCGGCAAATGCGGCATATAAATCTCAATTAACCGTTCCTGACCCATCGGCACCAATCCGTGCAGCGGTTGCAGCTGGCTTTGCGGTTGCCGCTGGTCTTGGCAGGGTTGCATTGATAGCAAAGACAAAGTTTGACAAATCGGGAGGCACTCCAAGTGCTGGTGGTTCGCCATCGGGAGCAGGTGCTGGTCAAGCCGCACCGCCTCAAATCTTTGCCAACCCACAAACGACTAACCTCGGCACGGGCGAACTCTCGGCAGGCCAAGGCCAAAACACCGCACCCATGCGAGCCTATGTGGTGGAACGGGACATCAGCCAAAGCACTCGCAGGGTTCGGAGATTGGAGGAATTTGCAACAATCGGGGGCTGATACATTTGCCACTATGGAACTTCCAGTGTACAGGATGACCGTGGATGAAGTCGATGAGGGTGTGCAGTTTGTGGCCCTCACCGACATGCCAGCCATCGAGAAACCATTCCAAGCCTTTGCCAAAGCCAAGCAGAGGTTTACCGAGACAGGCGAGCGGAGGGTGCTGACCGGACCGCTGATGCTGGCCGATACTCCCATCTACCGCAAGGATGACACCTATGGCGAGTACTACGTTGTTTTCGACAAACCGACCATCCGCAAGGTGGTGCAGAAGTACTTCAAGCAAGGCAACCAGCACAACGTCAACGCATATCACAATGCTGAACTGGATGGCGTTTATATGTTTGAATCCTACATCACCGATGCCGAGCGTGGCATCTGCGCACCCAAGGGCTACGAGGATACTCCCGATGGTTCTTGGTTCGGGTCTTTTAAGGTCGAGAACGATGAGGTGTGGATGAACCGCAACGCATTCAAGGGGTTCAGCGTGCAGGGATTGTTCGGAATGGATTTGACCGAAACGGAACTGGAACTGGAACTTGCTGGACTTGCCGATGACCTCGCCAATTTTTTGCAACATTTAACCCCCACCTACAAATCCCTATAATATGAACCTAAAATCTGCAATCGAATCCCTGCGGACCGAACTGCGAAAGTTCACCGCTCAAAAACAAAACTTTGCCGACTACAAGCTGGTCGATGGCACGGTTGTCCGTGTGGACGGTGACCTCGTTGCCGGAACTGCGGTCTATGTAGTGACCGAAGAAGGCACACTCCCTGCACCCGATGGCGAGCATGTCGTTGAGGGCGTTGGCACTATCAAGACCGAAGGGGGCAAAATCGTTGAGGTTATCGCTACCGAGGTTGCACCTGCCGAAACCGAAGTCGCTGCCGAAATCACTCCCGAAGTGGCCGTTGAAGTGACCGAGGAAATCAAAGAAGCCTATCCTGCTATGACCCCCGAAGTTGTTGAGGCTATCGTAGCCAAGCACCTTGAGGCAATCATGGCTGAACTCAAAGCGGCTTATGCCGAGATGGGCAAGATGAAGGAGAAAATGTCTGCCTTCGCATCGCAGGTTGAAACCATGGCCGACATCGTGGAAAAGGTTTCCGAACTCCCAGCCGAAGCTCCAAAGTCAAGCGGTTCCGCAATCGTTGAGCAACGCAAGGCTCAAGCCTCGCAGAACTTCAACGCACTTGCACAAGCACTTCAATCCCTTAAAAAAAACTAACCCCCTAAAAACCCACTAACCATGGCATACACTTTTTCAGGACTAAGCTCCTACACCGACCAACAGCGATTACCGCTGATTACCAAGGCCGTATTCTCGGCTCGCTCCGCAGCCTTGTTCACCAAGCAGGTGGGCATCAAGTTCGCTGCTGCCCTTAACCTCATGGACACCGATGCTTTGATTCAAAGCGGTGCTGCTTGCGGTTACACGACTTCAGGCACGACCGCATTCACCCAGCGGAATATCACCGTTGGTCGCATGAAGGTTCAAGAAACCATCTGCCCAAGAGCATTGGAGCAGTACTGGATGCAGACCCAGCTGACCGCTGGCTCAACCTACGATGGCGTTCCATTTGAGCAGGCATTCAGCGAGCAGAAGGCTCTCCGCATTGCCGAAGCCTTGGAGAACGCAATCTGGCAGGGCAACGCTTACTTCAGCGGTGTGAACCAGTTGTTGAACGATGCATCGGGTTCCGTTGTATCAGGTAACACGGCTGCCATCAGCGGTTCGATTACTTCCAGCAACGTAATCAGCATCTTCGACACCATCTACACTCGCATCCCACAGGCTATCCTGACCAAGAACGACCTCGTAATGTTCTGCGGATGGGATACCTTCCGCACCTTGGTAATGGCCTTCAAAGCCAACACGGGCGTCATGTACAATCAGGTTGACTTGGCTGGCCTTGCCGATGGTGAGATTGTTTACCCCGGCACGAACATCAAAGTCATCGCAGTCCCCGGCCTGACTACCACAAACCGCATCGTTGCAACCTACCTCGGCAACCTGTTCTACGGAACAGACTTGTTGAGCGATGAAGAGCAGTTCCAGATTTGGTTCTCGCAGGACAACGATGAGGTCCGCTTCCAAGCAGCCTTCAAAGCAGGCGTGCAGTTCGCTTACCCTGACTTGATTGTTGACTGGAAATTAGCCTAATGTGTAAGGGGGGAGGGCAACCTCCCCTTATTTTTTTAATCTTAAAAAAACAAAAAGATGTCGTGTAATCTAACCGCAGGATACGCACTCGGTTGCAGGGATGCAGTCGGTGGTATCAAAGAAATCCGCTTGGCTGTGTTTAATACCACAGGGTCGGTCAATACAAACGGAAGCGGCACGGTGACTGGTTTCACTGGCTATGCATCGGGAACCGCTGGTAGCAATCCATTCTACAAGTACGATTTGACCAAGGCCACATCGCAATTCACCGAAACCATCAACGCTTCCACCGAAAATGGTTCGCTATTTTTTCAGCAAGACCTAACCTTGATTATCAACAGGTTGCAAGTACAGGTCAGAAACGAGATGTTTGTGCTGGCACAGAACAGGTTGATTGCCATCGTGCGAGACCGCATGGACCAGTTTTGGGTGTTAGGTGCTGACACGGGCTTGGAAGTCACTGCCGGAACTTCGCAAACGGGTACGGCCAACGGTGACCGTTCGGGTTACGAGATTACGTTTACAGCAATGGAATCTTTCCCGATGTACGGAATAAGTTTAGCCAACGCAAACACCGTGACTTCGGCAACACAAAACACGGGAGTATAAAATGAGCTGCGCATTAACAGCTGGTTATGCGCTGGGATGTAGAAATTCAGTTGGTGGGGTTTACTCGTTAAGCCTCGCCAACTTTAATCCTACGGGAAGTGTAACCACCAACGGAAGTGGCACGGTCACTTGGCTAAATGGTTATGGATTGGAGAACCTTTTGTCGTATTCCCAGCAACTGGATTTCAGCGGCAACGGCACAAACAGCTGGCAATATGTGAGCGCATCGGTATCGGCAAACACCACTGCCGCTCCTGATGGTACGACAACTGCCGACACGGTTACCTTTTCGGGAACGCCTTTGGAATCCTATGTTAGGCAACTTGAAAACCTAACCACAGGAACCACCTACACCTATTCTGCGTTTGTTAAAAACAACAACTTTGCTGCATCGAGGTATGTAACCTTTACGGTTTACGGAAATGCAAGTGCAGAAGTTGGTTTTAGAATCTACCCAAACGCAGGGACTATTTCCAACTTTACCTATACATCTGGAACCATTGCCGCCAAGCCAACCTACAAGCAAGAAAGTTACGGCAACGGCTGGAACAGGTATTCTTTAACTTTTACAACTGCATCGAGTTTTCCAACAGGCAGTACATCGCTTTTTTTCTATGCGACCTCGGCCACGCTTGGTGCCACAAACAGTTCGATGCATATTTGGGGCGTGCAACTTGAACGAAGCAGTTACGCTGGTTATTATGTGCCAACCGTAGCGACTTCATCGTATGTGGGTTATCCATTCTATAAGTACGAACTACCTCGCAACACGGCCAGCATCGTGCAGACCAAACAAGCGTCTACGGAGAATGGCACTTTGTTCTACCAGCAAGACTTGAACTTTGTCGAGAATAAGTTAAGCATCGGGTTGCGAAATGAATTTAGGCGACTTGCCGAAACCAAAAGCCTTGCGATTGTAACGGACAAAAACGGTAACAAGTGGATTCTTGGCTCGGACACGGGCCTTGAACTGACCGCTGGCAACGCACAGACTGGCATCAATCAAGGCGACCGCAACGGCTATGACATTACCTTGACCGGGTTGGAATCCTATTCGATGATGGCGGTGCAGGAAGGCTTGGCAATACCTGCCAACGAAGGGAACGAAGGTTACTTACCTGACGGGCAGAGGACGCAATCTTCGGGCAATGCGGAACCGGGTGAAGCACCGTTTGTACCTGAACCGGGATAAACTATATTTGCACTTCATGGGTTTGGAAGGGCGGCCAGCGATGGCCGCTCTTTTAATTTTACGGCATGAAGATTTGCATCGTTTACAACGCTCACCCGACTGGGTGCAGTTACTACCGCCTTGAAATGCCCAATGCGTATTTGGGCGACAACTACCCGGAATTCGACTATGTCTGCGTCGAGAATATCACCACCATCAGCGATGAGGGTTTAAAGTCCATTGACCTGTTCCTGTTCAGTCGTTTGTGGGTGCAGGGAACCTTGGAGCAGGTGGCCAATGTGTACAAAGCCTTGACCCAGTTTGGTGCCAAAATAATCCTCGACTTGGACGACTATTGGGTGCTGGAATCGGGGCATATCATGTACCGTTTGTATCACGAGCAGAAACTTGCCGATGTCATCCGTAAGCACATCCAACTTGCCGATTGGGTTACCTGTACCACCAAGCACCTTGCGGACCGCATACGGCCTCTCAATGCGAATGTGAGCATTTTACAGAACGAACCCTACGAAGCGTACCAGCAATTCATTCCGCACCCTGAAGAAGAGCCTGACAAGCACTTGGTCAAGTTCGGGTGGTTCGGTGGGGCGCAGCATGGTGAGGACATCGAGTTGCTTCGGGATGGCATGGAGCGGATGTACTTTGATAAGGAACTGGATGGCAGGTACCGCATCTACCTCGGAGGTTGGAACGATGGCAATCCAGTTTACGAGGGCTATGAGCAGGTGTTCACCGCAGGGGGTCGCAATGCGAACTACGGGCGAATTCAGGCTGCGGACATCTACTCGTATGTGGGTGGCTACAACTTCGTGAATGTAACCCTTGCACCGTTGCGAGACACCAAGTTCAACAAGCTGAAATCTGAACTCAAAGCGGTCGAGGCAGGGTGGATGAACAAGGCGTTCATTGCATCGGACACGGTTCCCTACTCTGATGTAATTCGGCATGGCGAGAACGGCTTTCTGGTACCCTACAACAAGCCTAAGAACTGGCACAGGCACATGAGGGAGTTGGTGCTGGATGCGGACATGCGTAAAGGCTTAGCGGACAACCTTACTGCCGACATTAAGAAGCAGTTCAACGTGGCTGAAACCGCCAAGAAGCGAGCGGAGTTGTACAGGAATATCGGGCGGAAATTGTGAAATTCGGGCGGTCAGTACATTTAGGAGTAGATGTTGTACCTAAATCCTGACGCAACCAACACCATCACGGTCACTTGGACCGAGCGAGCAAGCACGGGAACCAGGTACATCCTGCGCTTGACCAGCATCGCCAAGAACACCAGTACCGACTATACCCTGCTGAAATCCGCTAACCTGTCATCCTATACCAACCGCTATGACCGATTCCAGTTCGTGGTTCAATCGCTTGAAACAGGCTCGTATCGTTATGAAGTTTACGATACCAATAGCACGGTTGCAGCAGCCCTTGCGGTGGTTGAAACGGGCTTGGCATTTATACAGACCGCAACGGTAGGCTTCAACACTTACTCCAACACGATTACTTACAACGCCTTCGGAAGCGGAGGCATTTTTGATTTCACCTTTGACTTAACTTTCGCATGAGCGTACAAACAAGAACGCAACTCCAAGCGAGTGCATTAACCATCACCAACGAAACCGCTGCTGGAGCGAACACCGCTGCACGGGTGGGCGGTCTATTCGATGACCTTGCCGATACTGCAACGCTGAACAGGGAACGAGGCTATGCGTCATTGTTGCTAAGTGGAACGACCACTTTTGAAACCACCGAAGACGTTGCAGTTCCGTTGCAAGTTGCTATGGCTCATGGCATTCTAAGCACCTACAATTTTAGCCGAAACGCTGCTATTGCAACTATTACCTACACAGGAGCAACGGCATTAAGCACGGCCTTGAAGGTAAGTGCAAACCTGTCCTTCGTGTCGGGCAACAATCACCGATATAAGTGGTACATCGCTAAGAATGCGACCATTATTCCCGAAAGTCTTGCCGACATGACCACCAAAAGCAGCGACTATCATTCGGTTTACTTCGAGGCATACTTGACTGGCACGTTGAACGATGTATTTTCAATTTACGTCAATTCGATAAACGGAGATTATACTATCACGATTAGTGCCTTGAACTTCACCGCAGTAACGCTATGAGTACCAAATCTACTCAACACTTCACCCAATGGCTGGGGATTGAGCATAAGGTTCCTGTTATGTTGGAGAACCGCTCCGGCAAGTACATAACCTATGGTTTTGCAAACGAATATCCATACTATCTACTTGACAACTATCGCAGGTCAAGTAAACACAATGCTATCGTGAACGGCAAGGTCAATTACATCATGGGCGGTGGATGGCAGGCAGGTGAGGATTTGACCGTAGAGCAGCAGGCTCGCTTCATCAAGTTTTTCGATGGAATGTCCAGCACCGAGGACCTGAACGACATTACCGAGAAACTGGTCCTTGACTTGGAGATATTCAACGGCTTTGCGGTTGCCGTCACTTGGTCCAAGTTAGGAACCATTGCTAAGATGGAACACGTTCCTTTCGAAAAAATCAGGGTTGACAAGGAAGAGAAGATGTTCCAAGTTGCGGATTGGTACAACGATGACATGATGCAGCTGTTTCCGAAGGTCGAGGACATCGAAAAGATTCCAGCCTTTGACACAGAGAACCGCATCGGAAAACAGTTGTTTTATTACAGGGTCTATGCTGCTGGCGTGAAGCACTATCCTTTACCGGAATACATCGGGGGAAATGCTTGGATTGAGGCAGACGTGCAAGTGGCTAACTTCCACAACAACAACCTCCGCAATAACTTTTGGGGTGGGTACTTGATAAACTTCAACAACGGTATTCCGACCCCCGAAGAGCAGGGCGATATTGAGCGTCAAATCAAACGCAAGTTTTCCGGCACGGATAACGCTGGCAGGTTCGTGGTGACCTTCAACGAAGGCGCTGCCAAGGCTCCTACCCTTGAACCGCTCACACCGAGCGACATGGACAAGCAGTTCGAGATACTCAACAAGGCTATCCAGCAGGAAATCTTCATCGCCCACCGAGTTACCAACCCAATGCTATTCGGAGTGAAGACCGAAGGCCAATTGGGTGGTCGCAACGAATTGGTCGAGGCCTATGAGTTGTTTAAGGCAACATATGTGAACGAC